TTATTCTTTTCTTTTAAAATCATTCAACATAAACTCTTCATTTTCAAGATGAACTATAATAGAAATTTCCTCAAAATCATTAAAGTATAGATGATAATGTTTCATTGGTATATTTTGGAACTTCAAAAATAATTTCCAATCAAGAATTAGTTTATATTTGTAGTTTTCCTTTTCTTTTTTATCTTTTGAATGTTTGCTGTCTTTCACAGCACAAATTACACCACATTCAACTTTTTTATTTAAAAAATTAATTCTATATATTTTATGAATTATTCCTCTAGCAATATCTCTATTTAATTTTCTATCTTCTTTTGAAACAGCAATTGAAACTTTTAATTTAATATTATCAATTTTAAAATCATATTTTTCGAAACCATAAGCTGTAACAAGTATTAATGCATCATCAGTTTTTTTAATAATTGCTACAGTATTTCTATATCCTATTTTATATTTATTGTTTTCTTTTATTGAAATAGCAAATTTATCATCAATCTGTTCCACTAAATTTATTAATATATCTTTATCAATTGGATTATGATTTTTTCTTCTTTGAATAGAATGTTTTGAAATGATAATTTTAATACTAACTCCTCAAATAAATAAATTTTAATTTAGTATACTATCTTACGTAATTTATTTTTTTAATTAAATTAAATATCCAAAAAATAATTATTAAAATATAATTTATTTAAATTTATGTTAGAATATTCAAAATTAATATTAGGGTTTAAATAATGAAACAATGTCCTACTTGTAAAAATGAAGTAAGCTACAATGCAGAGACTTGTCCAAAATGTGGACATATTTTAAAAAGAAAAAATAATAACCCTGCTTTATCTGCATTTATAATATTTGTAATTGTTGTTTTCATTTGGGAATATTTAAGTAGATTATTTAGATAAAAAATGATTATTAAGAGATAAATAAAAAATGGATATAGAAAAAATTATAGAACAAATAAAATTGATTATCTTAATTGAAAACAATGAAACTAATCAAAAAATATTAATTACAAAATTTATAGAAGATTTTAACAACAAATATACAATAAATGAAAAAAATAAAGATACTTTAATAAATTTAAAAAATAGTAAAATAAATTTTAAGCCAAAAAAAATAACTCGTACAGAATATGAAGATGGCAAATATCACAGCTGTAAAAAATGTATATATTATAAAAATTTTGAAAGTTATGCATTAAGTGATATGAAATACTGTTCAAAAGATAAAGATTCTGATGAATTATTATCAAAGAATTTTCATACTTTTTCTATATATGACCATTTTTATAAACTAGTTGAAGTTTACGAATGTGATAATTATAGCGATGATATTATAGATATTAATGATTATAATTTTGAAGATGAAATTTTAAATATTGATGATTTAGTAAAAGATTAATAGATTTATTTATCTAATTTTATTCAATCAAAAATATTATTTTTGAATCAACTTCCAAATTCAATGTATTTCTTTTTATATTTCAATTATAGCTTTATTTAAAATCATCAATTATAATTTCATTATATTTTTTATTCCCTTTTTTATCGATATAAGCAATATAATATTTCTTTTTAGACAATTTTGGAATAAATGTTTTTGAATATAATGTAATTTCATAGTCATCATCATCAGGATGATAACATCTGTAATTTATCATAGTTCTATTGAAATAATATTGTATATCACCACTATTAAATAAACTTGAAATATATAAATAGTCATCTTTAATATCATCTTTAAAATAATATCTAACCTTTCGATACAAAAATAATGAACACATTGTACGTGAACTAGTAAATCTTATAATTCTATGCTTTATATACCAACATACAATATCATCAATAATATCTGTTTCAGAATTTCGAAAAGTTTTAGTAATATATTTCATCATATAACCTATTGCACCCCCTTTTGAAGAATACCAAGTATATTTATATTGAAGTTGCTTTATACCAAAACTTTTAAAATATTTAAAAAAAGCTTTTTTGATTGGTAATACCCAATTTTTTGGTAAATATACAAGAGCATGAATATGTGGCACTCCTGATTTATGTGGCTCATAAACTTTAAAATAAGTTAAACCTTTACCTGTTTCTCTTTTCATTTTTCTAATAATCTGGAGTGATGTAAACTTATGCCATAAGTCACTTAAAAAAATTGAAGCATCTTTTATTGCATAATTCAAATTATAATATCCATAGTTTGGATTATTTTCAAGTATCTTATCTACATGTTTATTATATTTAAGGGGATGAAAATAAGAGGGAACAGTTAATGTAATAAATACAGGCATTAAACCCATTTCTTTAGCATGTTTGTTAATAGAATTAACTCTATTATTCATCTCACTAAAATATTTTTTTGGATTAAGATTAGCCGAATAAGTATTATTCAATAAATTAAATTCCTTGTTTCCTAAATTAATACAAAAATTTTGTAAAAATTTTTTTTGTTTTCTAAGTTTTTCATCTATCATACGTTTATCATAATTATCTATTCCATACATGTTTATACCTTTCTTTTGATTTAAAAATATTCATATTTTTCATTTTTAGTTTTATATTAAAAAATTTGACTGACGCAACTTTTTTAAAAGTAATCAAGGCTCATTTTGTAGAGCTGCGAACGTAGTCGCAGCTTCTCCAAAATTCGCAGTCTTCAACATCAGCAAAAATTGAATTATTCTCATTTTTAATTTCATTAAATTCATCAATAAACTCAATAATAATAGTTGTAGTTGTAAAAGATTGATTGATATATTCATTTCTGAATAATTGACCTAATAGAGGTATATCAGATAAAAATGGAACAGATTCATTTTTTGAAGTTCTTGAAAAATTGTTAATACCACTAATAATAAATCTTTTGTTCTCTTTATTAATTGAAAATTTTTGATTTAATTCTTTTTTTGTTGTAATAGGTTTATCTGCATTTGATTCCAATAATTGAGAATATGAAAAGTTAAGATTGATATTTAATAAATCATCTGTAATTATTGGATTTATCTTTAAATTTAAACCTACATCTTTATAATCATATCTATTGACTTCATTAACAGTTAATTCGCTTAATGTGTTTGAAGTTGTTAAGAATGGTATATTTTGAGATGAAATCAGCTTAAATTCTTCATTATTTTCAAGATTAACAACTGTATCAATAATTGATTTACTGATATTGTTAGTATTTAAAAATTTTAAAACAGAATCAAAGTTATCATAGTTTGATTTATTATTTAAATTTAATGGACTTCCTAAAATTACATCAAAAATCATCTTTTGAGAATTATTGAAGTTTGCATTTATCAAAGTTTCATAATTCTTTAATTTACCTAGATTAGTTTCTATAATTGAAAGTTTTATTTTTTGTTGCTTTGGAAGAACATCAATATTATTTATAAATTGCTTTATTTCAATAAATTTTTCATCTGAACAGTTTAAAAATAATCGATTGACATTTTTTAAATATGAGTACTGGATATTTTGTAATTTTAAAATATTCTCTATATCACTAAAATTTAAATACTTTAAATCAATACTTTTTAATAGTAATTTTTCTTCTTTAGATACATCTGTTATAACTTCTATCTTTTTTATAAAATATACATCATTAGATAATGTTAATTCATATCCATTTGAAATTAATATTTTTTTTAAGAAATTAATATTTTTAGGTTCTTCAGGTTTATAAAATACTAATAAATCAATATCAATATCTTTATCAATAATAAATGATTTATTTGATGTTGTTAAAATATCAACAATTAAATCACGTAAACTCATTTCAACTAATTCTTTATAGTTTTGAAGAGAAATAGTACTAGCAAATATATTGCTATTTACTATTAAAATTAAAGTTAGGCAGAATAGAAGTTTCTTCATTTTTTATATCCTCTTTTTTAGATTTTTTTTCAAATAAATTAAATTTGTCAGTAGTTAAAAAATAGTATTTATATTTAGACTTAGCAATAATATTTGCTTTATATGTTGTTTTTAATAGTTCTAAAATAAATTTTTTTTCGTATATATTCCCATTAATAAAGCAATAACTAAAATTACAATACATTTCGTAGTAGTCGCCAGATTCATGAGATTCAGTATTTTTTTTATCTTTATAAATAAGAACTTTTTGAGACTCCTGTGGACTTTGAATTTTCTCATTCTCAACAGCTCCTCCACCGAAAAAATTCTTTAGATATATTACTCCAGATGTGAGAACAATAATAAAAATAAGAACTGCTAAAACTAAAAAATGTTTCACTAATGATTTTTGTTTGTTATTTTCGCCACTTCCATAAAGTTCAAAAACTTCTTTCAGAATTGGTAATTTTTTCGTTAGTGCCAGTTGAGTTTTATACATTTGTGCCGAAGTATATTGTTGATACAACATATTGGTATTGAATAATTTTCTTGAAGCAGGAATTGCTTTATAATAAAACTCACTAAATGACTTGTATTTTTTGTCTACAAGTGGTAAATCTTGAGTTATTAAAATAATGTCCTGAAAAAAATGCCGATGATAAGAAAGCCACCAAACAAGTACTTCATCATCTTTATTTAAGTAATTATGACACTCATCAAGAACAATAAGAGTGTAAAAGAAATCTTCATCTTTTACTAATTCTTCAAGTTCTGAATCTGTTTTTCCTAGTTTGTAATGATTATAAAGTTTGATTAAAATTGATTTAAATTCGTCAAAATTAAAAGGTTTTACATGCTCAAAAGATTCAAATTTTATTTCATTAATATTAGTAAGAGCTGTTTTATATTTGGTTTTTGAAAGTTGAAAATTTTTAAATTTTTTATTTTTAGATAAAGTTTTATTGAAATTAATAGCTATGGAAAAGAGTCCATAATAACTCTTTCCACTACCTGGTATTCCTGTGACAAACTGAATCATTATTTACTCTAAAAATGTTTTAGCCACAAAGAAAAGTGTTTTTATAATATCTACTGTATGTTGATATAATATTTTTGATAAAACAAAAACAAGTGCAGAAAAAATAAACGGTAAACCTGCTGTTAAACCATCTGTAATACCTATGTTATTTGCAAAAGCATAAAAATAGTAAATAAATGAATCATTTTGAGGTATGTAATTGATAAAGTCATTAATTAAGTTGTAAAGTGTAACTATAGTAGTAATTAGATAGTAGTAAAATGCTAAAATCATACTAACAATAAATATTGCAAGTGGTAACAACAACATTTTTTTTAGGCTTTTTAAACCAACTAACCCAAGTATATAAGATAATATTTGTAACATTATTTAAGCCCCCACATGAAAATTTTAATTGAATGAAATATAAGTGACATAGTCACTAAAAAAGTAATAAATGTTCTAAAGGGAGTAAATGCCGAACAAAAATCAATAGAAATTGTTTGACCAAATGCAGTTGTACTCATTGTGCAATCTGTATAACTACTATACTTTGATGTGTCAAATGTAAATCCATTATCAATAATGTTTTTAGTATCATTAAAAGTATTTTGAATACTATTGAAAGAATTACCCATATTATTTAAAAAATCTTGATAAGATGAAGTGTCAAATGAAGAATTTGAAGCAGATTGAGATAATGCAGATGTTAAATCATCTAAACTTTGTGAAATCTCATTATTTTGAGAATTCTGATTTAATAAAGCATTTGTATTTAAATCAATACTATTTTTTAAATCGTTCATCACATCAGTTTGACTATTACCACCTGTACCTGTTGTTGGTGTTACATAATCTTGATTTAATCCATCTAAATTTGTATTATTAGTATTGTCAGTTGTTCCACCTGTATTAGTTCCCGTATTCCCAGTATTAGAACCCGTACCACCTGTTGTGTTACTTGGATTATAATTATAAAAATCATTTAAAGTAGAATTAGTTAAATTATTAGTAGATGAATTATTTGAAGTATATTGATATACACCATCTTCATCTCTTTCTATTGAGCCAGTTTCTAAGATATTTCCAGTTGAATCTTGAACTATACCTATTAAATTTCCATTTTCATCTTTTTTTATAGTATATACATTACCTTCACTATTTACATAACTTGCAGATTCAATTTGTCCATTATCATCAAAATTAGTAGTTATTATTCCACCTCCTTCAATTTCTTCTTGATGTATTTTAGAAACGCAATCTTGGCTATTCCAGTTATATCCACTACTTCCAATTGTCATATGTGGAAGAGAACTAGCATAATATCCATCTGCACAAGTTAAATCTCCTGTTGGAGATAATGAAGCATTTGGAATTACTGTTTTATCTCCTGTATTTGGGTCACAGTTTACAACTCCTCCTAAATTATAATCATAATATAACTCATTACAAAAGCTTCCATCTTGTAAAAATATTGCACTTTGTAAATTTGTTGATAATTGATTAATTGAATTTTCGT